ATGATGATGGTGTTCTTGTTAAATATGTTGTAGCCATTAGTTAAATTGTCCCCCACCTGTTGCACCAAATGATGATGTCAAACTAAAACTTCTGTCTGCTGTTTGACCTTCAGCATCTGTTGCTCTGATAGTAAAATTATAAGTTGTTGCAGTTGTACTTGCACCACCAAAGTCAGTTGTTGTTATCACACCTGTTGTAGAGTTTAAAGAACAATTTGCTTGAGCAACATTTGTTAATACTGAAGTAGTTTCTGAATAAGTAACTGCACTATCAGAAGTAGCAGCAACTGTAGCAACTGTACCAGAAAAATCTCCTGCAATAGTTCCTAGTGTTCCAGCAGCAGTTGTCCATGTAGGTGAATCTGATACTGTTAAAATATTTGTAGATGATATAACTGCATTACCATCTGGATTTTCAATTCTAATTTTATATGTAGCATCAACAGATAAAGTAATTGTAACTGTTAATGATGTTGAGTTATTAAAGGTAACTGTACTTGCTGTGTACCAAATACCTGTTGAAGGATTTAAAAATTCTACTTGAGGAACTGATACAAAGTTTGCACCAGTTATTGTAATAGTTGCTTCTGTATTATCTATTGTGTCTGGAGATATAGATGAGATAGTTGGTTTAGTTTCTCCAACTGTTACACTTCCACCTAAAGCAACAGCACTACCATTAATTGTAATACTTGAATTAGTTAATTTAGCATTATCAATACTACCTGCTAAATCTGCATTAGCAACAGTTGCATCAACAATCTTATTACTAGTAACTGAATCAGTTGCTAGTTTACTATTTGATACAATACCATCTGCTAAATCATCAGCTGTTAAAGCTGCGTTTGCAGGAGTTCTTCCAACATATGCCATAGTATATTATTTCCTTATTATGCTGAGATAGTATCTACAACACTAGTAATTATATCAACAGATGAAGCTGCAGAAGCTACTGCTTCAACTGAATCTCCACTCTGTAATACAACTTTAGAACCACCATCAATTAATTCTAAAGAACCACCTGTAGGGATAGGTGCATCTTTAATAATGTGATAAGTGTCACTACCATTCTTAACATATACAGTTACATTCACAGAAGTACCAGAAGTGTTTGCACATCTAATACCTATGATTGCATCATCTGAATCTGCTGCTGTTCTTAAAACAGTAGGAGACCCTGCAGAGTTTGAAATGTCTTGTTGTAAATATCTTTCGAAATCTTGTGCCATAGAATTATCCTAATTATACCTTTTTTTTCTTATCTTGTCAACACAAACTACAAAGCAATTGCCATTGCTACAGCGAAACCTGCTGAAGCTTTAGTATTAATATTTGTATTAGCTGTATCAATTTGAGTTTGTATTGAACTTGTTACTCCATTTACATAACCAAATTCAGTATTATCTACTGAACCATCTCCTACTAAATTAGCATTTAATCTATTAGAAGCATCAATAGTAGCTTGTTTGCTATCTATTTGAGTTTGAATAGCTGAAGTTACACCATCCAAATATTGGAACTCTGTATTAGAAACATTACCATTTGCTATCTTAGTAGCATCAATAGCTGCTGCTGCTTTAATATCTGCATTAGCTATATTAGTAATAGTATTATTATCTGAATCAATTGATTTATTTGTTAAAATTTGTGTACCAGTTAATGTTGCAACTGTTGAATCTATATCTAAAGTTACATCTCCAGATGTACCACCACCTGATAATCCTGTACCTGCATTTACTGCTGTAATATCTCCAACAGGAATTGTAGCTACTTGAGTATCAACATATGATTTAATTGATTGTTGAGAAGCTACTGCTGTTGCAGAATCAGATGACATATTATCTTCATCTAAAAATGCAGTACCAGATAAAGTTCCATTTAATACTGGACTTGTTAAAGTTTTATTTGTTAAAATTTGTGAGTCTGTAAGTGTAGCTACAGTTGAATCAATAGCAATATTATTTGCATTAGCATCAATACCTGTACCACCTACAACATTTAATGTTACATCACCAGTTGTTCCACCACCAGTTAAACCATCACCAGCAACTACTGAAGTAATATCTCCTGTAGGTATTGTTGCAACTTGTGTATCTACATAAGTCTTAATAGCTTTTGCCGAAGCAAGTGTATCATCTGAAGCAGATACTGAAGTTATATCTGTATCTAATACTCCAGATTTTAAATTATCAACTTCAATGTTAGATACTGTATTATTATCTACATCAATAATTTTATTTGTTAATGTTTGAGAATCTGTTAATGTTGCAACAACTGTATTGTCAATTGCAAATGTCATTGTCTGTGCAGAACCTGTAGTATCAATACCAGTTCCACCAGTTAATGTTAATGATTGTGAATCTAAATCAATTGATTGAGAACCACCACTATCACCAGAAAAATCTAAATCACTAGCTGTTACTTGTGCATCAACATAAGTTTTAATTGCTTTAGCACTAGCTAATGTATCATCACTTCCTGATACTGAAGTTAAATCTGTATCAACATCTGTAATACTTGTAGCACTACCAATTACTAAACCATCTAAAGTTACAGTACCATCAAAGTATGCATCTTTAAATTCTAAACTTGATGTACCTAAATCTATATCATTATCTGTTGCTGGTACAATTGCACCATCTTGTACATTAAATTGTTCAGTAGATGTTCCTGATACATCAATAGAAAAATCTATTGTATCATTAGTGGTATCTATTTGAATTTTGTTTAAAGGAGTTGCTAATCCTGCATCACCAATTAATGCAATTACTGGACCTTCTGCTGCAGTACCATCATGTTTATGTCCTGATGTTGCATTGAATGCAGCTAATAATTGATTGTATTCATTATTAAATAAAGCTGCTGTAATAGTATCACCATTATTTAGTGAACTCTGTCTAGTATATCCTGCCATAATTTATCTTCTTCCTCCTGCTATGAATGAAACAAACATTCCATTTACTGAATAAGGTGCATTAGTATCATCACTAAAAAATTTAAAGTTATTAGAGAATCCACTTCCTGTTACCAATATACTTTTACTTGGTAATGTTGTTGCTCCAAAAGTACCTGTTCCAAATACTGCTGTTCCAAATAATGAAGCTGAACTTAGATTACCAACATTAAATGTTCCTGGTTGAGGAACTTCACTACTTTCAAAATCATATCTAATTCTTAATCGTAAATCGTTTTGTGTTCCTTCAGGTTCAACATTAGTTTTTACTTTGTATAAACTTTTTCTTAAACCATTATCACCATAATCCATATCAGGTGTTTGAAATTCTGCTTCAACATTTAAACCATCAAAACTATTACCAGTATCATGTTGATACACATAACCTGTTTCATCTGTATGAAATAAAGTTTCTGTACCATTGTTATTAACATCTGAAGTACAAAATTTAACAGGAAGTCCTTTAGTTTCACTCCATTCAAATGAAGGAATACCTTCTGAGTTATATTTGAATGTTCCTATAATTCCTTTTTGTCCAGAAGCTGCTTGACCAGACCTATAATAAAATAATCTGTATTGACTTCTTTCTCTAATTACCATACTAGAGATAGTATAATTAGCAAAATTATTAATTATCTCATTTACTAAAGGTAAAATTTTTCTAGATATAGAACTTAATTCGACATCATCAATTCTAGCTGTACCAGCAACTGTTCTTAATCCATCAGGTGCTAAGAATATTAAATCTCCACCTATCTCTTGGATTGAATTCCCACTTATACAACCAATATTTTTAGTTACTGATTTGATTATAGGTGTAGAATCAAGGTTTGTCAACTCATATATACTATTTTTACAAAATATAATTAAGCTATTTCTAAATACTTTGATACCTGTTACTATATCTCCTACATCTACAAACCCTGCAGATGCTCCTGCAAAATCATAAGGCTTTAATCTAGTACTATAATATACTAAACTAGGATTAGCTTCTTGTCCTGATACGACTATTCTTTCAGCATATCTTTCAATTAGTGAACATCCTTCAGGAGCATCATTATTAATATCTTCATAATGATAAGTTGCATCATCATGAATAGAAAATTCACCTATTTTATTTTGTCCATCTACAAAATATAAAGTACCATTTTGACCACCTGTAGATTCAAAATTTACAAATTGAACATTACTTTGATTAGTTCTAGGTATAGTTGTAGCACCAGCTAAACTACCTGCAGATATTCCACCTACATAATAAGTTAAATTATTTTCTGTAGTAGAAGTATTTGCATTAGTTTGTAATGTTAATAAAGTATTACTTGTAACAGATAAAATTTTATAAATATAAGTTCCTTGACTAGAAGTTATTTTAATATCATCACCTGCTTCAAAGTCTGTTGTAAAAGTAGTACCACTACCATTTACTGTTGGTGAACCTGAACTAATAGAAACTGTACCTGTACCTATTGTAAAAGTATCTTTATTTATCTGAACATATGAAGTACCTGTAGTACTAAAATATAAATCATCTGATTGAGCTACTACTATTCCATTAGCATAACCTTTAATACCATGAATAACATCAGTATTTAAACCTGAAGGAATTACAGCACTTGTCGTTCCTAATTTTTGATAACCACTTATTCTTCTGTATCCACCTGTTGTAGATGATTCAAAATTTTGTAAAACTGTAGCAGCTCCAGGTGTTCTAAATAAAGCATGAGAACTTGAAACTAAATCCAAGCCACCTTGTACTGTAATTGATGCTCCTTGAGTTGGCATAGTTTATCCTTAATATAAATATGTAAATCTAACATCTGACATATACTCTGGTTGAGGAGAGTTTAATTGGTCAGCCATATTTTGTAATCCTTTTTTATATTCATCTAAAGCTAATTGTGATTGTGCAATATTATCTTTAAACTGATAAATATAATATCTAGCTCTTGCTAGTAAAACTGGTTTGTATTGTTCTGGAAATAAAACCTTATCTGTATCATTAACTAATTCAGTAGGTCTGTTATATGCAAAGAAATAAATTCTATATACATCATCAGGTATTGGAGATAATCCAAATCTTCTTCCATCTGAACTTCTTAATACTCTTAGTGGTGTTGAATAAGTTTGTGAATTAGCTTTGTTTGCTTCTTCACCTTGAGCAAAGTTAGCTCTCCATGCTGATAAAGTTGTGAATGCTAATTTATTAATTGTATGAGGAGCTGTCTTACCTGTAACACCTTCTGTTGTTAAAGTAAAATCATCCCAGTTAACTGAATCATAATCTGTATCTACATCAGCCGAACCTGCTTTCATAAGATACCATCTTTGTCCAGCTACAGTTTCTACATATGTATTACCATAATAGTCATCTTGAGGTGCTGCAGTCTTTAACCAAGACCATTCATCAACTGCATCTACAATATCAAAATAAGCTCTGTTAACACAGTTAGCTACAAATTTTTGTATACCTAATGCTCCTGATACTGTTGTTAGTTCTGGTTCATTTATTTCAACCAGTAATTCATTTGTCATTGATAAGTAAGTTTTAGCCATTTAACAGTTCCATGCTCTTAGTGATTTATTAATTCTTGAATTAGGGTCTCTTGCAGTTTTTGCAGATGTAAGTTTTTTCTTCATGCCTTTCATCCTTGCACAAAAACTCTTTCTTCTTTTATTGCCTACAACTTTACTTGGTGCTTTTAAGTTTCGTTTCTTACCAGTCTTAGTTCGACCTTTATTATAAGAAGCTCTACCTTTAGCATTA